TCTTTATGTATTATAATAATCAGTAAGTTAAAAAATATATAAATTCATGTATTGTAAATTAAAATACTATCTCTATATTTGTGCAATGGATTGGATGACGGAAACGGATATAGTTATGAATACAGGCATGGAGCAAAGTACCGTGCATCGTATCTTAAAAAAAAACTTGTCAGAGATGTTATTCAAGCAGATAACAAAAAGGGTCAAATTATACCATACTGGGACGTTGCCTAAAAAGATTAGAGAGAAACTTAAAAATGATACCACAACCTGAAATAGAGACAAGCTTTGAGTTGGAGAAAGATGGAACATTCCGTTTTGCCGACAAGAAGCCCGTTCAAGTCAATAAAGAAAGGTATTACACAAAGACAAAAGTAAAAGCGATTAGAAAGGCATTTAGGAAACAATTTGAGTTTTAGTATGGAGAATCAAGCGTGGAAGATTTTCAATGAATTAGAGCCAAGATACAGAAGTGCTTATAAGATTGAGAATGAAAGAGAGATAAATACGCTTGAATACCGTACTGGATGGGTTAGATTGTCAACTTATTCTGGTTGTTTTACTGAAAAAGTAAGAGTTAGAAAGTTTGAACAAATGACAGAAGAACTTGAAAGAAGAATAAAGAATAAGGTTTAGAGTGTAATTCCGCAACTGTTCGGAATTTCCGTATAGTTGCGATTAGTCGAAAGGCACAAAGTTATTTAAGATATTTAAGGTTTTGCGACCTACGAGTAAAAGGAATACGCATTTTGCAGGGATAGTATTCTGAAACAATCTGCAAAGCAAAGAAGGTCGCAATAACATTTGGCTATGTTATGTTAGTCGTTCTTGCATACGGCAAATATGCAAGTATCTTACAATGGGCATAGTCAAGTAATTGAAAGTTTTGGCTCACAAAGTATAAAGCTGCCCAAGTACGTAATGGGATTTGAATAAAAAAGAAGGCGAGTGAAGCTCTCGAAGTGTGCCAAAGAAAAACAAAACGCCCCAATGCAGCTTGCGATTGGTAAACCGTGAAGTACAAACGGTGGGAGTAGGGCGAACTTCCAATAATTAAAGAAATGGCGAGTAGCACAGCTACGTAATACACTTCAAAACGAGAAATGAATGTGCATCATAATTGTTCATATTGGAGTGAGCCAAATATATTTTAAATAGGCTAAAAGTAAGACCAAACAGCCTTTATGACTAAAAAGTACGGTTTATGTATTTGCCACAATACAATGTCATCATTAAACTCCAAGGGCTTATGCCCAATCGGAGCAAAGGAAAGACATGAACGTAGCGCACAGTCAAAAGGAATGACCGTTAAAAAGAAACAAAATGAACGAAACAAAGCTGGATATACTGGAGAGCGGTCGGATGGAAGTTTTGGGACACATAAAGAATCAAAAAAGACAAAAATCAAGCCCGTTTCTAAAGACAAGGCAAACGAACTTGCTGTTTTGGCTCAAATCAAAAAGCGCAAAATTAGTATACAGGGAAAGAAATGCGAACTATGTGGCAAGTCGGGCGAAGTCGATTTATTCCACATAGTTGGAGTAGGCAACAAGGAGTATTCAACAAACGAAACCAATTTGTTATTATCATGTAGATTTTGTCATTTGATTTGGGGCGCAAACGATTTTGAAAAGATATTGAAGTTTGTCAACTACCAAGACATATTGGTGCGGTTGAAAAGCCTGAACGAAGGCTTATATTGGAAGTTTGTACATAGGATTGAGAGGTATTTAAGCCAAGAGTAAAATAAACCTAAGAGTAAACTACCATTTTTAGCTTATTATATTATTTATATAGAATAATTAATTATCTTTGTATCACACAAACAGAGCGGGGCAGCTCTTAAAACTCTGCAAAAATGCAATGGAACTTTCAAGAAAATACAAGTCGGCTTGTCCTAAAGACTTAATCAACAAAACATTTATCGTTTCTTATATTGGCTTATGTACTGTAAAAGGTGCGGACTCTAATGGGATATTGGTTATATCAGACCAACACCAACTTTTTACATTTAAAGAGGCTCATGTACGTGAGTACTTACTTAATCCCACTGCTGTACATAAATTAATCAAATAATTAACTTTATAAGTAATAAAGTCATGAACGAGTTAAGCCTAGAAATCGCAAAAACATTAGTAGGGAAAACAATCAAGTGGTTTGCCCCTGCCGATAGAGCTAATGAACCTTACACTGGAATAGATATAATTATTTCGTTTGACGAAACAAAAAAGAATCCTTTTACCACAGAATCAATTGAAGGGGACAATTTGGCTTATGCTTTCAATCAATGGATAGATTCACCTTGGTTTAAAAAAGGATATGGCGACTCAAAAAATATTCTGTGTTTTTCAGATGCGGACAGAGACTTGATTTTTGAAGTTGTCTAATGAAAACAAAATGCTATTCGGTGAAGCTTTCGAGTCTCACCTCTATAAGCGACAAAGCATATAAAGCAGTTGCATTTGATGGTTCAGAGGCTATACTCCAAAAGACACAAATATTCGGGCAGGATTATGATGTACAAAAGTCAGATGCCTACTGGATAGCAGCATGGATATTAGAAAAAAAAGAACTTCAATATTCTACTAAAAAAGAAGGCTGGTTTAACCCAGAAAAACAGCGCGTAGAGCCTTCTTTTCATGTACACGTAGAAACACACGTTCCAACAAGAATAGAACCAATAGAATCAAAAGTAAATGAAAGCCTTATTAGATAGCCAATCACAAGCGATAGACAAGCTTTCGTTATTGAAAGTAGGGGCTTTGTTTAAAAGACCCGGCACTGGTAAAAGTAGGACGGCAATTGAATTGATTAAAAGTGCGCCTAATATTGAGCAAGTAGTTTGGCTTGCGCCTTTCAAATCAGTCAATCCGATAATGGAAGGTTCTGGCATTAAATCAGAAGTGGACAAGTGGGGAGGCTTTGATGTGCCAATATATTACTATGGAATCGAAAGCCTAAGCAGTAGCGACAGAATCTATCTTGAATTGCTAAATAAGGTCGAAAGTAAAAATACTTTTTTGGTGTGTGACGAAAGCCTTTTGATAAAAAACGTGGAGGCTAATCGCACGAAACGTATTCAGGAACTTAGCAATAGATGTGAATACAAGTTGATTCTAAATGGGACACCCATAAGCCGTAACCTTTTGGACATTAAACCGCAAATGGACTTCCTTTCTAGGAAAATTCTAAACATGTCCGATGCTGAATTTAAAAACACGTTTTGCGAATACAAAAAGGTGACGAAGTTCTTTGGGGGCAAAAAAGGCTATACTAAAGAGTATATTGTTCAGTATCACAACATTGATTACTTGTATTCGCTAATTCGACCATACGTTTATGAGGCTGATTTATGCCTAGAGGTGGGGATGCAATACATTGATGCCAGCTATAAGGTTTCTGATGAAGAAAATGAGGAATATAAGCGATTGAAGGTAAAATATCTTGACAATGAAAAACTGCAATTCATGAACAACAACATTTTCCTTGAGATGACAATGAAGATGCAGCATGTGTATAGTTGCTCGGAAGAAAAGTTTGCCATTTGTAAAACATATATTGACTATTATGGGGAAGAAAATGTAATCATTTACTGCAAGTTCATTGATAGCAAAAAAGAATGTAAAAAGCGATTCCCAAATATTCCAGTTTTGAGCATCCAATCAGATGCAATGAGCCTTAACCTACAATCTAGGCACGTCACTATTGAATTTGACAAGACATGGGATTTCGCAAAGGTTGACCAATACAAGTATAGGACGTATAGGACTGGTCAAACGAAAGACTGCATATACATTAGACTCCAATCAAACAAGAAACTTTGCAGTTTAATGAAAGAAAACAACGACAAAAAGTACGACAATTTGATGTATTTCAAATCAATAACCAAAAAAGAGTTAAAAGAGGTATTATGAAAAAGTTTTACGTCACAAAATCGGACAAAAGTAGGGTTAATTTTATCCGAAAATCAATCGAAGAGATAAACCCAAGCAATATTTATATTTTATGCGAAAAAGATAGGGCAAAAGTATATGAAGGTATCGAGGCTTTGATATTGCCGTTAAAAGACCTAAATAAGACCGAGAATTGGATTGAGTTTACCAAAACGGTAAATGAAAACTCACTACTGGTAATTGACAACGTATTGAAGTGTGTTTATTTTGGGGACGGCAAAAAAGACTATTTAAAAAACATATCACAAGGGTTAAAAAATGTGATAGTAACTGACATAGTACCGTTCTACACTGAGCCGCACGAGATATTTTACCCGTTTTACTTATTAGGTAAAAACATACTTGGATATGGGTCTTACAACACATTCAAAGGCAATCATTTTGAGGAAAAAAATAACGGCGGTGTTGATTTGGCTCATTCTTTTTCGGTATTGAAAGACAAAATAAAAGACTATTATATTCAGGACTACGATTGTTTTTTCAAAAAAAGACAGTTTGTTGAGTGGCAAATGACAGAACAGGATTTGCAAAAGTATATCACACGCAAATCAAAAGAAACTTCTGAGTTTACCAATCCAATCAAGCTATATAATGCTTGTAGCGAGCAAATAAATTTGATAGAAACAAAATACGAGGCATTGAACAAGGCAACAAAAGACCTTAAAAATGCTTGTATTGTGATAAACGCTTTAGGTATATACCCGAAAATGATAGGTAAATATATTGAAAATAAATCAGTTAAGTTTTTGTCTATACATAGCCAACCTAGCGATTTTGAAAAGTTTGAAACCATCGTACTTGCCGAGATGCCAATCGTAAAGCCTCATTCATGGCTGTATATAGAGGCGAGCCTAAAATATTCTCAAGACATAATTCAGCTAAAATTGATTAACAACAAGCTAGAATCTTACTTCCACGATAAAATTTTCAACAATGAACTTAGAGCACAATTTGATTCCAGTTTTTATAGTACAAACCTGTAGAAACAGAGAAAAATATATTGAAAATATAAAGCAAAACATTAATGATATAATTGTAAATTACGATAATTATACTAATGATAATGAGATAATTACATCAGCATGGAAAAATTATCTAAATGGGTTGCATTTGGCTGGAGAGAAGTCAACTGTCCAAATGGATGATGACATTATATTATGTGAGAACTTTATGGACAAATGCCTTATTGAGATTAAACAAAGACCTAATGAAGTAATCCAGTTTTTTTCCAGAAGAAATGCAGATTTGACAAAAGGGAGTAGGTATGAATTGGGTGGCAATTTTTCCATGCAACAATGTTATTACCTACCAAATGGCATGGCAAAAAAAATCTACCAATTTGGGAAAGAATACGAACAGACAATGACTGAAAAAGGATGTCCAACCGATATAATGATGGCATCATATTTTAAACAGAATAAGATAAAATATTGGGTAGTAGTGCCAAATCTAGTTGACCATATTGAAGGGGTTTCGGCAATAGACAAACGTAGAAGTAGTAAAAGACAATCATTAACATTTAAGTCATGAAAGTAGATTTCGAGACATACCAGTTAAAAGAAAATGAGTCAGAGTACCCATTTTATAACATCGAACACATTGTATGTGAAACGCCATATGTATCCGTTTTAGATTTGAAATATATTTTCAAAGACAAAAAACACAAGCTAAAGACGTGGGGGAATAATATCGGCACGTCAAGCCCCCATTATATTGGAGTGCAAAAGCAAACTCCGCTCCACACTGACAAGGGGTATAATAAGTTTACACATCATTTAATACTTTATTGTGATTCTACATTTGTGTTGAGGGGGTTAAACAAAAAAGAAATAAAGCCACAAAAGGGGCTTTATTTTGTTCTGGATGGTCACAGCCCACATCAATTGCTTGCAAAACAGAAAAACGAGGGATACTATCTAAGCGTGTCAATGGATAGTAATAAAATACTTCAAACAGACTATGTAATAGAAAGATTTTTAGATTTTATGTCACAAAAAAGATACACACATAATTGCCATGGCAAGAATTTATAAACTAAATACCGTAGTTGATGCTGCAAGGGAACGAATATCGTTATTGTTTGACTTGTACAAACATATAACAGTTTCGGTAAGCGGCGGTAAGGATAGTAGCGTAATGTTTGATTTGGTACATAAAGAAGCTATAAGACGAAATAGGACGTTTGAGGCTGTATTTATTGACCAAGAAGCTGAATATGCTAATACGATTGCAATAATAAGGCATTTGTCAAGGCAACATAATGTAATATTCAGGTGGTATCAAGTCCCTTTTCAAATGACTAATTCAGCAAGTTACGAACAGGATTATCTCAACTGTTGGGACGGAGGGCATATCCGTGAACTTGAAAAAGATAGCATAAAAGATTTAGGTTTGCCTTCCAATCTGACATGGGAAAAACTATTGCCAGCATTGGAAAGCCAGTACAAAGAACCAACGGCACAGTTAATAGGGTTAAGAAGTTCTGAAAGCCTTAACAGGTATCGGGCTGTGACCAAAAACCCCGCAATTGAAGGTATTAATTGGAGTACCAAAACGTCAAACTCAAATCTAATAAATTTCTACCCTATCTACGATTTTGGTTTTGATGACATTTGGAGGTATATGTTTGACAACCAAGTGAAGTACAACAAGGTGTATGATTGGCAATTTGCCAAAAACTACCATAAGGAAAACATGAGGGTATCTTGCCTCATACACGAAAAAAGTTTTGATTGCCTTGCCGATTTGCCAGAGTTTGAACCTGAAACCTACCATTGGCTATGTCAAAGGATAAAAGGAGTGGCGACAGCGATGAGATATGTGAAGGAAAAGCAAATGTATAGTAACGAGAAACTTCCTACTCATTACAAAACATGGAAGGAGTTTCGGGACTTCCTATTGGACAACCACCACAATCCATCACAAAAAGCAAGGTTTATAAAACGATTCGAAAACCACCCAAATAACGAGGACGTGTATAAACAGCAAGTAGGACAACTACTTATAAACGACTTTGAAAACATAACGGACGTAAGAACTGACCACGAAGAAAAAAGACAAATAGTTAAACAAAAATATATAGACATACTATAATGGAAATCAAATTCGTAACCCCAATAGTAGTAGACATTGACATGCTATATGCAAATGACTACAACCCGAACAAAATGCCAAAGACTGAAATGGACTTGTTAAAAGAATGTATCAAAACGTATGGTTTTCTTTTTCCAATTATAACCACTTTCGACAAAGAAAAAGGCAAATACAGGATAATTGACGGGGAGCATAGGTATGAGACATTAAAACGCCTTGAATCAAAAAAAGCAATGGTAATCGACTTGCAAATAACTATTGAACAAGCGATGCAATTGACCGTTTTAATGAACAGAATAAAAGGGATGCACAAGGTAGAAAGCATGTCCAACTTAGTCGTAAAACTGAATGAATTAGGGCTTTCAGATATAGAGATAGCAAAAAACCTCGGTATGGAAGCAGAAGAATATATCAGGCTAAAACAGCAATTGGGCATTGCGGCATATTATCAAAACCATAATTATTCAAAAAGTTGGGAAGTAAAACAATAACCATTCATGACAACTAAAATACCAAAATCAAAACTACAAGAAATGCGTATTAGCATGGGGGCAACACTACGTGACGAAAGGTATGCCTCATTGCTTAGTCAAGATGAATTTTCCGAACTTTCAGGATTAAGTCAAAGCACCATATCCAAAATAGAAAATGGTAAATTTGCGTTCTCGATTGACATCATAAACATTTATATGTCGGTATTGGGTAAAAAAATAAACATATGCTAAGACAAATAACAATACCTATTGAACACGAACAGTATTTTGACGAAGTTTTAAATGAATTTGGATTGACGTGCGACAAAAAGCCGTTATCAAGTTCAGCCATTTATCCAGACAAAAGCAGCAAGAGTTACCTGCTTTACGACTTGAAGGTAAAACGAGACTATGGCTTACTACGTCGGGATTAAAGTGCAATCCAAGATTTGCGAAAGTTTACAACCTAATTAATATTTTGTATATTTGCTTATTAGTATACAGTTATGCCAGTACCGTTTGAAAAAGGAAATAATTATTGGTCGTTTAGAAATAAGCATGGGAGGGGGTTTTCCTATACTCCTGAACTCCTTTGGGACGAGGCTGTAAAATACTTTGAATGGATAAGTACAAAGGTTTGGAACAAAAAGGAAGCTATTAAGTCAGGGGATTTGGCAGGAACTTTGATTGACATTCCAACAAATACACCAATGTCTATTGAATCATTTTGCTTATACGCTGATATAGACAGAGATACGTTTAAAAATTATGAATCAAACGAAGGTTCATATAAGGATTTTTTCGGAGTCACTAAAGCTATAAGAACTATTATTGAATCACAACAGTTTGAGGGGGCAACAGTTGGGGCTTATAACCCTAATATCATTGCTCGTAAACTTGGATTAGTTGACAAGACAGGAGTTGACCATACAACCAAAGGTGAATCAATTAAAGAAGACATTGACTATTCTAAATTAAGTGATGACGTTCTAAAAGCAATCTTAGATGCTAAAAAATAGTTATGCATGTTGATTACGACAAAGCATATCAAGAACTTGCAAGGCGTAATTTTAATACGTTCGTAAAATACACTAAGCCAGACTATCGTGTCAATTGGCATCATACCGTTTTAATGGACGCTTGCGATAAGTTTGCAAAGAAAGAGATTAAAAAGTTGATGGTATTCATGCCACCTCAACATGGCAAAAGTGAAATAGTTTCCAGACGTTTACCTTCATACCTTTTAGGCATTAACCCAAAGAATCGGATTATCGGTTGTTCGTATTCAAGTGATCTGTCAAGTGCTTTCAATCGAGATGTTCAAAGAATTATTGATGACGAAAAGTATTTTTCTGTTTTTCCTGACACGAAATTAAATTCAAAGAATGTTGTAAGCGATTCAAAAGGCGGTTATTTGCGTAATGCGGATATATTTGAGGTAGTTGACCATCGAGGGTTTTACAAGTCTATTGGCGTTGGTGGTTCTCTTACAGGTACGCCAGCGGACATTGGAATCATTGACGACCCGATAAAGGACAGCGTGGCGGCTCAATCGGCTACCTTCAGGGCGAGAGCGTGGGAGTGGTATAATGATGTATTCCTAACAAGGATGCACAATGATAGCCAGATAATCCTTTGTATGACTCGATGGGATGAAGACGACCTTGCAGGGCGAATACTAGCAACTGAAAAGGATTGGCACATAGTACTCTTTGAGGCAATAAAAGAAACTCCTAATGAAATAGACCCTAGACAACTAGGTGAACCACTTTGGGGGGAACAGCATAGCTTAGAGCGATTAGAGGAAGTAAGGAATAAAAGCCCCCGTACTTTTCATGCTTTGTATCAACAAGACCCTAGACCGTTTGAAGGTGGTTTAGTTTACGACCAGTTCACAATCATTGATAATTACGACAAAATAGAAGGTAAATTTAAAGGGTACGGTTTAGACTTTGGCTTCTCAAATGACCCTTCTGCTTTGATGGAAATAAAAGTGATAGGTAATGATTGCTATATCTCGGAAAAGTTATACAAGAATAGGCTAACAACGGGCGATTTGATAGCACACCTACACGGAATAGTACAAGATAAGAGCCGTATTGAAGCCGATAGTTCACGACCTGATTCGATTGAAGAAATAAATCGTGCTGGTTTTAATATACACCCTTGCGTAAAAGGCGCAGGTTCAATTGAGGAGCGTATAGACATAGTGAAACGGTACAACTTGTTTGTAGATAAAAATTCGCTAAATTTGATACGTGAATTGAAGCGTTACAAGTGGATGGAAGACAAAGACGGCAACGCTGTACGCAAGCCAGTTGACTTCATGAACCACTTAATGGATTGTTTTTACATCCTTCAATGGTATCACAAGAACGTAGTTGTTCAGCCGTTAAAAACATTTAGTAGAATGGCAGAACGCAAGCCAATTCGTAAAGACTTTAGATGATAAGAATGGAAAGACTACTATTTATAGACGACACTTTTATTGAACTACCAGAGTCGTGGGATGATGTTACATTTGAACAATTTGTGAAGCTACAAGTTTGCGACAACGTGGACTTGAATGCTGTTTCAATTCTGACAGGAGTAAGCAAAGAAGATTGGGCAAATAGCAACAAGACCAGCCTGTACTACTATTGCATGAACTCTATTTCAAAGTGGATAACGTCAGGCATTAATGAGATTAACGACTCCGAGATACGAAAGATTAAATGGATGTCTGAAACAATGGAGTTTGGGGACTTAGGGGAAAACACGGTAGCACAATTTGAGGATGCAAAAATATTGCTTGCTAAGTATGACACGTTGTATAAGACACATCCTTTTGATGCGATGGATAAGTATTACCCTTTGATTTGCTCTATTTACCTACAACCAAAAGCAAGCAAAGAAAAGTATAACTTTGGTAAAGCAGAGGCGTTGGTAAGTCAAATCAGAACGTTACCTGCACCAATGGTAATAGGGGTTGTCAATTTTTTTTTGCTGAGATTTATCGTATCACAGAGTGGCATCGAGGGCAGTGCCCCGAAACAGATTTCAGCGTGGAAGAAATTGAAGCTGGGCTTGGAGCGATCTATAAAGCGTTTGGCTTTTCGGCTATACTTGACAGCTTGGCAAAAGGAGACTTTGAAAAAGAGGATTATATTAAGCAACTAAGCGTTTATCGAGTGTATGGAAAGATTCAATATAATTCGCATGTGGCTAACTTTCAAAAGAAATATCAGGAACTTTTAAATCAGCAAAAGTAATGGAAGAAATACTAAAGGAAATTTCTACGAGTGCTTGTAATATTGAAGAGACATGTTTGGGGGTTCACAATAACCTAGAGTATTTTGAAGACAAAAATAATAGGCTAAATTTTATTGTCAATGCGCAGAAAGAAGTTGCAATACTTAATCAGGCATTGGGTAAATTGATAAACACTTTGAAGTAATGGAGTACGCAAGCGTTCAAACATTGATAAACGATACGGTTGATGACTTAGGTTATTCTGTCATGTTTGGGCATGGTAGAGATGCTGACTTTAACCAATTGAAGGAAAAGAAATACCCTTTGGTATGGCTTGACCCAATGACAGTAGTTGCATCAAATCCAAATACGTTTGACAATACAGAGCGTTGGGCTATCACGATGGTTTTTCTAGTTAAGGCTTTAGCTACAGATGATTCAGCCAACCAAAATAGCTTGGTAGACTTTAGCGAAACAATCGCAAGAGATTTTATCAATAAGCTAAACGACAATGATTACATCGAGTTTGCTACTAGTCCCGATATTAAGCCTTTGCATCGCACTACGTTTGGGACAGACCATACAAGTGGTTGCATCTTGACGTTCTCTTTAATCGTTTATGATACTTATGTTTGCTGATATGATGGATGAATTTGTAAAATATACCCAGTCGTTTAAAATTTATCCATCAAAGTTGAAGCTAAAAGAAGCAATTGTAGAAAAAATACTGCGAGAATGTAAAGGGGCTGATGGTTTCCCTTTTGTTTACAATAAAAAAGAAATGTATGCCACTGATAAACGGTTGTATATACGTGGAATTCAAATTGATATTGTTAAAGATTAAATGCCAACACTATCACAGATATTAACAGATGAACTATCAGGAGCGGTTAAGGCTATCCAACAAAACATGGATAGTAACGACTACTCGGCAAGTGGTGGCACAAAGCGGAGTTTGTTGTTTGAGGTGACTCAAGGCGAAGCAAGTATCAAGGGCGTAATAAGTGGGGATAAGTCTTTGAAGTGGGCAGAGACAGGTAGACCTCCAAGAGAAAGCAGTACAAGTTCAGGATTAGCAGACAAGATACTAGAATGGATGCCATATAGAGGGATAGGCAATGATTTATCTGAAAAAGGCAAAGCAAGTTTGGCAAATTTTATAACTTTGAAAATCAATAGGCTTGGGACTAAGTTATGGAGGGATAAAGGAAGCAAAGGACAAACTAGAGACATTTATACGAGCGTACTGGACAAGACAGCCGAAAGTATAGAAGATGCAATCAAAGACTTAATGACTGAAACAATTCAAACATCATTTACAAAGGCATTTGAGCCAGCTTAGACATGTTGACAGTAACACAAAGACCAGACGCTTATCTTTACGAAAACAACCCTCCTGAATACGGCGAAGACCCTTACTACTACTCACGTTGGTCTGCTGCACACTTGCCGCTTGTGTATAAGATTAGTAATACAAAGTTTCCGACAAACAGCGAGGACACTATTGACTCATATACAGAAGTATTGAATAGAAATGGATTTGCTCGTTTCAATCTTGCAGGGTCAGCATACGAGAATTACATTGTAGGAGAAAAAGTAAAGGTAACAGGTTCTGTTTATTCTGGCATTTATGAAGTCAAGGAGGTAGTTGCTGGTGAGTATATTACATTGAATATTTCTTATTCAGAAACCAGCACGGGGGCTATACAACGGTATTACGAAAACTATTCGGTATTAGTCAAGTTATATGCAGGCATACCCCCTGAACACCCATTACAAGCGACTGACCCAATGAGTTATGTTGGTACTTTTGCAATCGCACCAAACCTTTCAAACGTTTCAATCATTGATGTTGCCGATTTAGTTAAGCAAAAGATTAACCAGAACAACGACATAAACGGAACTGGCAGACCAAACGACTTAAATGCGTGGACTTCCTTTTATATTGAATACGCCGAGACATATGATACCTATGCAAGTGCTTATCCAGAAACGTATGTCAGTGGGTACACGACGGACATACTAGATACATGCACAACTACAACAATCGCAAACGGGGAGTTCACATCTAACCTTGATGGGTGGTCACAGATAAATTCAGCTATTGGTAGTGTTTATTCAACTGCGTGGGCATGGAACTCTGGGACTGCAAGAGTTACACCTTCAAGTCCTAATTTGGGCAACTGGTCTAAATATTTATACCAAGAGTTAAACTTCATTGCGAGCAAGTCATATACCATAAACCTAAAGTATTTGATAAGCCTGTCAAGTGTATTGCGTTATGAGTGTAGTATAAAGCTGTTTGCGTCAGACTCGTTAGCTGTTACACCCCCAAATGATGTAATATATTCGGCTGGTTATGTAACAAACGCAAACGAAGACGTAAACATTACATTTACATTAAATGAACCCAAAAAATACCTTATTATATATTTTCAGTTCCCATTATCTAGTAGTTCATATTATGCCGAGGTGTCAAGTATATCAATAGTAGAGGATGTTAGTGAGGATTGTAAAGCATATATCTTTGCAGAAAATGGAACACGCCAATTTTATGATGGATTGACAAGACAAAGGACTACATATGGTGGTAACATGGCAGAATATGTCATGAACTACAACACCCAACAAATATTAGGAAAGTTTCTTACACGATTTGAAACCCCACTTTTATTCCCAAACAATTATTTTGATATATCTTGTATCATTCCACAAACGACAATTGACATTCCTTTTACAGAAGATGGGTTGATTTATCGCTTGAACAGATATGATGAATCAGGCGAGTTAATTGATACTTTAGACACAGAGATTGAAAACAACGGAGACGGCGTTTATCGGTTAAGAATTGATGACAAGATAGGCAGTTCGTTAAGTGTGAGTTTACAGTTAGTAAGAAATCAAACAAATACAGATTGGTTCAGTGTTTACGGGATAGGCACTGCATTCTATTTTATAGGTAGTTTTGATACTTATACTTCATTTGCTTTGACAGCTAATTATAATGTCGAAAAAGTATTTGTAACTGATTACGGCAAGGCGGTTATTTTAGCACTTAACCCATTTTCAAATAGAAGTGAAGTTTATACTTACATTGACGGAACATCAACAAATTATTTAGGTGGGGACGTTTCATTCGTTGGCAACTATTTATATGCGCTTGATACAGATAATTGGGTAGTAGCAAACAATGGAGCTTCTGGAAATATATTAACATGTATAGATGCAAATGTCAATATAGAGCCAATGGGGATTACTCCTTATGTTCAAGGTGTAGTAATGAGTAGTAACGGCACTATCTATATTATTGCACAAGCACCGTTTGGGGACACTGAAATTTATAAGCGTGTATCAAATGGCGTTTGGGTATTGGAGTATACTTTCTCAACAACCGCTTTGAATATAATAAGTGATGCTTCGATTAAAATAGATATTCATGAAGATATATTATATATCCCATATCATTTTATGGGACAGATTCAAGTATTAAAATATCCATTGGCAACAGGTCAAGGTCAAGCTATTGATGTTATAGCTGGTACAAACGAGAATTCAATAAGTGTATTGGATGAAAACAATATAGCAGTATGTACGACAGCTAATTTATATATCTATAACGGGACTTCATTTGTCCAAGATTCTGGCATAAACACCATAATGTCAAGCAATTCAGACTCCACAAATATAAATACGATAAAAATAGAGAGTGAGGATGTTATTAGAGTAGTGACAGGTGAACGTATTTACACTAGAGTAAATGGTACATGGTCAACTGGGGGAGGTGGCAGTTATTCAGCCCCAAACAACTTTACAACCATTTCAGGCAAAGAACTATCCGAGGTGGTTGAGTTGAAAGTTTCGGAACAAAAAACAATTGAAATAAATCAAGAGTGCGCAAAACAAAGTATTTATCTATCGTGGATTAACTCACTTGGGAACTGGGAACATTTCTTGTTTACAGCTAGGAAAAGTTATGAGAAAAAAACAGACAATACGGTTACTGTAAGGAGAAACATATTAGCAAATTTCCCTAATGATTTTACAAGCGAAACACAAGACGACAAGATAAGAATAGACTCAAACGATATCGTGACTGTCAGAAGCCAGTTTGTGACGAAGGATAGATTAGATGTAATTAGTGAGATAATCAGTTCAATACGTGTTCAGGCATGGATTAGCACAACCGAAAAAATAACCGTTATCGTTGATACTGACTCTATAAAAAAATACAGTGACGGGGATAAGCTATATGCAATTGAGTTTGATATTATCTATCCACAAATATTGGGTCAAAGACAATGATACAAATAGAGATAGAGGAAACTGGCTATGTGCTGCAAATGTCGCAAAAGAATAGGATTCGTGTGACTTTTCAAGCTGCGGACTTCGCCGATGCTGGTAGTACATCAGGTTCGTTCTCGACAACTGCATCTATCCCTTTAACAGCAGAAGTTTCCGAGGCTTTAGGATTTGCCACGGTTAAAAATGTGATAAGCCAGACAAGTCCTTATCGTAACATAGCTGCACGATTATTGGATAACAACAACGAAATAGACCGAGGGTTTTTAAGAATTGACGAAGACGAGGAAATTGAAGGCAATGTAAAGATTACTTTTTTCGGCAAAAACGTAGATTGGTTTAATTCAATAGGGGACAAAACACTTCATGACTTAGACCTGTCACGGTTTGACCATTACAATACAGTTGATAAAATACTTGAAGAAAGGACAGATGGGTATATTTATTTGCCAGTTGACTATGGAAGTCTTGCAGCTAAATCGAGTGCCACGATTACGTCAAGTGAGATATTCCCTGCCGTTTTTGCACATACCATACTTAGACAGATATTCCAAGATTTAGGATATAAGGTTAAAGGTTCGCTATTAAAAGACCCTCGTTTATATCGGATGCTTTTACCATTTTGCGGGATTACTCCTTACCATTCGGAACAATGGAAAAACGACAGGGTTGCAATCGTAAGCGGGACAGGAGTAAAGCAATCAAACGGAACGACTACAAATGTCATACTTCAACTTGACAACGTAACAGGATATGCCCAGAATACTGACCTACGTCCGTCATATGTAGGTAATTATGATACGTCAAATTATCGGTACACGGCTGACGAACCAATGATAATGCAGATTGAGGTTCATGCATTCAATGGTGCTGGGTATTTGCCAGACCCAACGTTTGATGACTACATGTATCTTGATATTTTAAAAAATGGGGTGTTGGTTCATGAAAACTTTTTTGGTTCTTTGGAATATCAAGTTCCTTCAATCACATTGGCATCAGGGGATTATCTTGAAATATATTTCAGAAAAAAAAACACGGATGTTGGGACAAGTATTTTATGGCATCCAACATATATGCCCGTTGGGAAAGTAAAATCTTTTTTTGCTTTTTATCCTACACGTGATATAGTGGCTGGTAGTCAGGTTCAGATTTCTAACTACGTAGCCAACATCAAACAAAAAGAATTTATTGAATATATATTTGCCGTTTTTGGAGTAATCCCGTCGTTCGAAAAATACAGCAATTCGGTTGTATTGAATTCAATTACGGATTTAACAATTGACAATGCAGAAGATTGGTCTGACAAACTAGATTTGTCACAAAGTATAGAGACAAGTTACAATGATTTTGTTTCCAATTACGCAAAGAAAAACACATTTAAGTACACTGACTTAACGGATGACACGTTATTGCAAGCATACAAGGCTGCTTATTCGTCAGAGTATGGAGAGGGGTCTATTGACATAAATAACGATTACCTAGACGGGCAGCAAGATTATTACGAAGCACCATTTGGGGCAACCAAAAGTAGGAATGTATTTACGGGGGTTGCCGATTTATATTTGCAATTACCATATATTAAACAAGACGACAGCCCAACACCTAGGATTTTATACTATGCGCCAAACGTTAGCGTCGAAGAATTGACACAAGGTATCATATCAACTATAAGTATAGCAGGGCAAAACGTCACACATATCCCATACGCTTATTTTTTGAACAACCTTTCAAATGTTCAAGACCCTATTATAAATGATAATCTAGGATTTGGTGGCTCTTTGGAAAATACGGTGCAAAGCAATACGATCCTACAATTAACTTATTCGAAGCTAGAGAAAGTATTGAACAACCCCAACGTAGTAAGGGCTTCTTTTAACTTGAATGCTTTTGACATCTCAAATGTTGACTATACCAAACTAAAGTACATCGAATATCTTGGAGGGTATTATTATTTGAATAGCATAGGGCAGTATGATGGTAGTGGTGAATCAACGGAGTGTGAATTGATTAAATGGTACTGACATGGCAGACAATACAAGGATAGAAATATTTGAGATAGAGATAAAAAACCTTCAAAGTATTGACGAGTTAAACAAACAACTTGCCGAAGCTAAGAAGTCGTATAAGGCTGCACAAGTAGGTACGGAAGAGTATATCAAAGCCCAAAACGAAATAGTATCTATAAATACTAAGTTAGGTGAACATAAAAACAAACTTAAAGAAGTCGAGAACCAATCGAAGCTAAACGACAATACGATTGAAGGGTTAAGGGCAAAGTATAAGTCTTTGACTGCTGAAATCGTAAAGACTGATTTAGGTAATGGCAAGCTTTCAAAGAGTTATACGGATTTAAAAACACAAGCGAAAGCCGTAAGCGACAGGCTTAAAGGCTTAGAAGATGGGTTTGGCAACAACACCCGAAACGTAGGTAATTACACGGCTTCGATAAAAGAAGCGATTGCAGGAACAGGTAGTTTTGGGAGCGGCATCGTTAATCTTGGAACGGTTATAGCAACAAACCCAATAGGCTTATTAGTTACGGCTTTGACTGGTCTTGTAGCTTTATTTAACCAAAATGATGATGCAGCCACTTTCTTTGCAGGGGTAATGAAAGGGGTAGGAGTTGCTGTTAGTTTGGCAAGTTCGGCAGTCGTTGAATTCTCAAAATATATTGGGGAATTAGCCTCTTTGTTGTTTGACAAAGTTTCCCCGATACTTAAAACAATTGCCTCCCCATTTGTGGCATTGTTTAATGTAATTAGGGAAAATGTCCCAATCGTTGATACTATTGCTACCAAGTTTGAGGATATGGCAAAATCTGTGGCAGATGCTACGGCTGCTGGTATTGCGTATGAAAAGGCAATGGATGACTTAGAGCAAAAACAAAATGAAAGCTTGGTTACGCTTGCAAAACTAAATCAAACAATAGCCATAAATGAAAAGGCATTAAAAAATTCTACTTTAAGTTATGAGCAGCAATTAAATATTTTAGATAAAATTCAAAAGACTGATGAACAAAGAGCAAAACAAAAACTGTCATTAATAGACGACGAATTAAAAGCTGAAAGGGCGTTACTTGAATCACAAGGGGAGGGGTCAAAAGCAAGGGAAGAAACATATTTTAAAATCTTACAATTAGAGGCACAAAGAATAGACGCTCAAACCGAATCTTTAGCATTGCAAGAAAAATATGATGCAAGACGTGACCAATTTGCGGCAGCAGAATCTAAAAGAATAAGCGGACTTTTAGAAAAAGACCAAGAGTATTTGGCATTTAAAAGACTTGCAACAGATGAACAACTAGAAATGTCTGATGAAGTAGTCGCTAAAACACGTGACAACTCTGAAGAGGAGGTTGAGATAAATCGTGAAGCCAGAGACTTCATGACGGAAGACTCAAAAGCCAATGATGAAAAAGAAGCAGACTCGAAGAAAAAAGCAGAAGACGAAAAACAAAAATACATACAAGGTACATTTGCCGTGGCTTCTGGAATAGCTTCGTTAGGTAAACAATTATCAAAAGACAACTTTGAGGTGCAAAAAGCATTTTCGGTTACCGAGGCGATAATCAATACGGCAAAAGGAGTCACTTCTGCTTTGGGTTCAGCACCACCCCCCGTAAACTTTGTATTGGCTGGGATTACAGCAGCAGCAGGGGCGGCACAAGTCGCCACTATTGCACAATCAGAACCAAGTGCAGCAGCAGGAGGAGGTGATTTTGTAACAACCAAACCCACTTTACTTTTGGTAGGTGATAATCCTGGGGGGCGTGAACGTGTTAGTGTAACTCCTTTGTCTGGTCGTGGTCAAACAAGAGTAGCAAAAAACAGCGGGCTTATTGCAATGGCCGGAGGCGGGTCGCTGACAGTCGATACTTCTGGCATGTCACAAGTTGGTAATTCAATAGGGGGGGATGTGTTGGCTCAAAACAACATAAGCAAAACAATGGCAGAAACAATGGCACGTATTGGCAACCCCGTTGTATCGGTAGTTGACATTAAAAAAGTAACAAAAAAAACAGACGTAACAGAATCGAGAGCAAAACTTAAAGTATGAGCTACATTGCAGAACTAATTAACAGGGACTGTCCAGAATGTCAAGGTGAAAAGGTGGCAGTCATACTTGCAAAAAACGGGATAGTAAATTATACGCTTGATTATCATTATGAGATATTCCAGTATTTTAAGCAAAGATTGGAACACCATTCCAATACATTAAAGCCTCTAAGAAACGCCACATATGACACTTTGGTAAAATATGACATAAGCCGTTACTCGTTAATTAGAATACGAAGACAATTTTAGTGCAAACACGTGCAACAAAACTAATTTTTAGACTTCATACATTTGGCGTATGGAGTCACATATCTACATATATGGTGCAATAGGTCAAGGTGGCGTAACTGCTGAACGTGTAAAAGACGAACTAGCCAGAGTTACATCAAATAGCCTTACCGTTCATATTTCATCACAAGGGGGCGAAGTATACGAAGGGTATACGATTTACAACCTCCTTAAGAATTCAGGTAAAAAAATTAACGTAGTTATTGAAGGCTTTTGTGCTTCGATTGCTACACTTATCGCATTGGTTGGAAATGATTCCCCTACCATGTACGAGACAGCATCCTTCATGATTCACAACCCATTTGCAGGGGTAGAAGGTGACGCTAACCAATTGCGCAAAACGGCTGAGCATTTAGACGCTATCAAAGCGGAACTTATAAAAGTATACGGTGAAAAAACAGGTCTATCCAATCGTGAACTATGGGACATGATGGATAAGGAAACTTATTTCACGGCAAAAGAAGCTGAAACGGCTGGATTTGCAAAGTTATCCACTGAATCATTTAGAGCGGTGGCGTATTTCGATGTAACAAAAATAAATACAAAACAAATGACAGAGAACAAAAACTTAGTCGATGACATCAAAAAAGAGTTGTCTGGCTTTAAAAACATGATTATGAAACTCGTCAAGCCTAAAAACTTGGAGTTAAAGCTGCAAGATGGAACAATGGTTTACATTGAAGCAGAAGCGGATATTATTGGGGCTGCAATTTATAAGGTGGATGAAACTGGCGCAATGTTGCCACTTGAAGATGGTAGTTACACGTTGGAAGACGGTCGTACAATTGTCGTAAAAGCTGGTTTTGTTGAGTCATCAGAAGAGCCAATCGAAGACAAGTCTGGCGACATCGAACTTCTTAAAAACGAGGTTGCTCGTTTGACTTCTGAACTTGAGGCTAAAAATGCTGAAACAGTTACGTTACAAAACGAAATTGAAACTAAGGATTTGGCTTTAGTTGATTTGACTGAAAAGATTGAAAACGTACTTTCAAAACTTCCAGCAGGTTCAACAAAAGTAACTCCAAAAGCCGCGTTCAAGGCTATTCCAGCAAAAGGGAAAGTTGAATTAGAAGAAGCTCCTTTATCTGGGTGGGCAAAAAACATCATTGCTGAAAAAACAGCTTAATTAACAATTGACACTTTAAACAAATAAAAAAAATGGCAAATGCAGTAACAGTAGATTTTGACTATACCTATAATGGTCAAATTGCAACGGAAATTCTTTATAAGCCTTCCGTTCAAACACCTGATATTTTACAAATTTTCAAAGTAATATCAGGCATTAAAAACAAACATCAACTTACAGTTGCGGGGAATTTAAGCAATATCGTAAAGGCATATTCTGGATGCGGCACAAGAACAGCTTCTGGAACGGTTGCACTTGACAATAGAACATTGACTGTAAGCGAAATGCAAGTTTTCTTAGAGCAGTGTAAAGATGCTTTTGAAAACACAGTGTATGAAGAATTGCTTGCTGCTGGTGTTGATGCAAATGATGTTGGTCAATCGGCTATCATCACAGGTATTATCGACAGATTGATGATTGATGGTATGCGTAGAGATAACTTTAGGTTGTTTTCATTTGGCGATACCAACTCATCAAATGAAAACCTAAACAGCATGACAGGCTTATGGCCTCGTTTATTTGCAGGCGTTCAAGATTCTTATTGTGTTAAACGTCAAGACAATATCGCAGTTTTGAATCAAACTACTGGTACACGTGCTATTGATTATTTCAGAAACCTTTATGAAGGCGCACCAATCATTTTGAAGCAAACTCCGAAAGAGGAAAGAGTATTCTTAGTGACTGGTAATGTTTACGAGAACTTCCAAACAAACTTAGAGAATGCAGACCAAAACGCTAACGGCGTTCAACTTGTAACTAAAGGAGATGGTGGTGTTATTCTATTTAGAGGTGTAGAAGTAATCCCAATATATGCATGGGACGACGCTATCTCGGCATATTCACTTGGAAGCCAATCTCGTATCTTGTATACTTGGAGACAAAACCATGTTATCGGTGTTGACCGTGCAAGTGACCAAGGTGCTGTAAGAGGATGGTACGAAAAGAAAGATCGTAAATACTACATTGAGGCTCAATATAGAATGGGTTACAATTATGTACATTGTGACTTGAGTTCGGTTTCTTATGGTAATGCAACCAACGTATACTAATAGTTATAGTTATGGCAGAATGTTTATTAACAGGAGGCATAACAATAGATTGCTCTAGCCTTAAAAGCGTAGGAGGTATATCCAAAACTTTCTACGCTGTTTCTAAGGAAAATATTGCAAGTTATGCTGAATCAAACGGGTACATTACAAGTATAGTATTGGAGTCTTATACTTATATGTACAAGTTTGTCGGACAAAAAAGAGGTAACTCTAAGACAGTCAACCTAGTCGTGCAAGCAGGTGCAAACAAGTTCTTTGAGCATGTTTTTACTGGCAAATTATACACAACTAGTCCAACTGATGATGGAGTGATTGAGGAGTTGGCAGTAACCGACATTGTTATTTTCTCAAAAGATAACAACGGTGTTTGGTTTGCTTATGGTCTTGAAAATGGGATGGAAGTTACGGCTTATGCTCAAACATCAGGGACAGAGGCTGCGACAGATACAAGCGACACGTTGACATTCACAGGTCAAGAAACACGTAAGCCACGTAGGTTGAATCTAAATGGTGGTACGCAACAAGCCCTTGAATATTATACAGCGAATTAAAATTGGTTTAAGTTGAAGTTTTAAAAGGCGTAGCATTTTGTTACGCCTTTTTTATTATATTTGTGCGAAACGTTGCACAAAATGGAACAGGATATTTTATTAGAACTGTATAACTCTATTCCAGAAGACGCACATTGTGAGTCGCAAAAAGAGGTTCAGCAAAAAATCATGCAAGCATGTTGGACTTATAACAAGCTAATATCAGACAAGGTACAATGTTCTGTTTGTAAGTGGCGTAATGCTATTAAGCCCCAAATCACAAAATATTTAAAAGGCATTGGTAAAATATAAAGCGTACCAAATTGCCTTTGATGAAGAAAGTATCAAAAATATTGATATTGATTTTGCAATACCTATCATAAACAAAAAAGTAAGTCCTTTCTTTGAGAATCAAGTAATATCCGATATAGTCACTAATCATACTAATGATTGTGAGTATATTGCGGTTTTGTCACATAAGTTTTTTCATGAAACAGTTAACCTAGAACTAAGACCTATAACGGTTGGAGAAATAGGGAACGGATTAAATAGCAGCGATGTTGTTTCGTTCTTTGGTTTTAAGAAAGACAACTTTGAAATGTTTCGACATGCTGAACGTGTTCACAAAGGAATAGACATTTGTTATCAAGAATTATTCCGATTGCTAGGACACGTTTACAATTCAACTCAAAAGATGCGATGTGTAGTTTATCGAAATGCTTTTTTTGCTAAGGTAGATATTTACAAAAGGTATGTGAACGAAATACTTAACCCTTGTATTGCGTTAATGTCCGACCCGAAAAACGAGAAGCTATTTAGTGCGCTTTGGAAAGATTCAAAGTACCCATACACAGAGTCAAGATTTAGAAAACACCCACAACTAAGGGATAAGTTTTTATCTGATATGGGAGTCCCTTATTACCCCTTCCATACGTTTGTACTAGAGCGCATGTTTAGTTATTGGTTGAATATTAATCCTGAAATTACTTGTAAACACATATGAGAAACATACACATAATACATGCCAGTAGGTCAAGACCAGAACAGGCGAAGAAAACATTTGAGGCGTGGAGTAAACTACTTAAAAAAAATGATACTTATCACATGGCAATTGAGCCAGACCAAATGATGTATTATTTTGACTTCCCTAATTGGGTGGTTAATTCGGTTACGGCAATTGAAGCTTTTAATTTTGCATCTGAACAATTGGGGAAAACATGGAAATGTAATGATATTGTAGTTGCATTGTCAGATGACTTTAACGAGCCTTGCGATTTAGAATTGATTCGTGAACATTGCCCACAAAATGGGGTGCTTAAAACATTTGACGGTATCCAGAACTACATCGTGACACTCCCAATTATGGGAGTAGAATACTACGAGTCAAAAGGCTATATTTACCCTCCACAATATAAACACATGTTTGCCGATACCCATTTGACACATGAAGCAGAACTAGAAGGCAAGCTAATTATTAGAAACGATATTGTGATTAAACACAACCACTATTCGATAGGTGGTTGCCAAAAGGATGCACTTAACGAGCGTAATGATAAGACGGTTAACGAAGGTAAAGAAATTTATTTAAGCTGGGTTAGGCAACAAACAAAACAACTTACAAGCAAGGAAAGTGAATCACATCGTAACTGGTTAAGACAAAATAAATAACATGCTTCTAAGTATTCTAATCCCAACATTACCAGAACGCAAGTCAAAACTTGATACGTTACTGGCTATCTTAAATCCTCAATTGTCTGATGACATTGAAGTTTTGTTTGACGACCGAAATAGAAGTGTAACGACTGGAGAAAAAAGAAACGCTCTTTTAGAAAAAGCAATTGGGGACTATGTTGTATTTATAGATGATGATGATACTATTGCGAAAAACTACATTAATCAAATAATGGTAGGAATTCTAAAAAAAGTCGATTGCTGCTCTTTGATTGGAATAATAAACGAAAGCGGAGTAGAAAGAACTTTTCTACATTCAATAAAATATAATAGATATTATGAAGAAAATAATGTTTATTATCGCTTTCCAAATCATTTAAATTGTATCAAAGCAAGTATCGCAAAGCAGTTTACTTTTCCTAATCAGACGATAAGTGAAGATACTGCATGGGCAACCAAGATACATCAATCAGGCTTGCTGAAAAGAGAATATGAAGTGAAAAAAGTTTTGTATTATTACACCCCTTCTAAATGAAAGCTATAAGTTATTCCCTATTTGGCTTTGATGCTGAACGACAAAAAGATTGTTTTGATTTCAATTCATATTTGCGTGGGCTTACGTTAAATATAAGAATGGCACGTTTGTTATATCCTGATTGGAACATAGTATTACATGTTGACAAAAATACAAACGATGGATTGAAAGAATTGTTTGATGCTTTGCCTATTGAGGTAGTTGTATGTGAAGATGCACCATTAACAAAAGCTATGCTGTGGCGTTTAAAGCCTTTATTTAATACTAAATATACTCATGTTATTTGTCGTGACTTAGATTCTCCTTTGACTTATCGTGAAGCGCAAGCTGTGCAAATATGGCTAAACAATGGAACAAAAGCAGCGCACGCAATAACCGATTCAGTTAGTCATTGCATTCCTTTATTAGGTGGTATGATAGGTTTTGTTTCTGATTGGTTTACTATGTACATGGGAGTCAACAAATGGGAAGATTTATTTGAAGGTATAAGTTACGACTGGTCAAGAAAAGGAGTAGATCAAGATTACCTAAATGCAAAAGTATATCCAAAATTGGCTACACATGGCAGTGATAGCATTATGCAACATTACATTTTAGGAATGCCTAGAACATTTCTAACATGTTATTATAATTACATAGAAGATATTGAGCTTCCTAATGTATGTGTTGAAATGAAAGAAAGCAATGATGTTTGTGGACATATAGGTGCAGCAGGTTGGTACGAGACGGCAATGTTTAAATTCCTTCATAAGCATTGGAGTAAGTTTGGGGACATTTTAGAAGTTGAAAAAAAATACAACAAAATATTTTATTGGGCATGAAAAAAACAGTAATTATATCCACAAACGCAAATCCAGATTATTGTTTTTGGTTGCCAATTTGTGAGGCTTTTTGGAATCGTGCAGGTTTTGAGGTGTTTGCTTTTACAAACGGAGAATCAAAAGAACTTGACTTCGCAATATCAAAGTTTAAAGGAAAATCATATCACATTGGAAATATAGAAGGTGTTCGCCACGAAACAGTATCACAAGTATCAAGACTATTTGGGCATTTATTTGTGGATGGATATTTGTTGACAGGCGACATTGACATGCTTACTTTAGATGACAAATATTTTAATCCATCAGAAAACGAAATTACAGTTTACGGTCACGATTTGACTGGTCACACTCAATATCCAATTTGCTACATTGGCATGACAAGCGAAAAATGGGCTGAAATAATGCAGGTAAAAACAATTGAGCAGGGTATTTATGATTTATGCCAGCACACGTATAGGTCAAAAAATACAAGCGATGACTTTTTTAAGTGGTGGGACATTGACCAACAAGCAATTACTGATAGGCTTTATGGTTCACAAATTACACACATACAAAGAGGTGGTGACGAAACGACTGGATTTGCTTTGGGTAGATATGATAGAGCCAATTGGATTGAGCCTTCATGTAGAATAGACGCTCACATGCCACGTAATAACTGGGCAAAATGCAAAGGCTTAGTTTCTGAATATTTTGATTTTAACGATTACGCCAATAAATTTTATTCATTATGAAAGACCTATTTACATTTATTGACAACTGGAATAGTTACCGACCGTTTCTTTACGAGGCTTTGGAGTTGACAAAAAATGGCAAAGTTTTTGAGTTTGGAGTTGGGGATGGTTCTACTCTATTGTTAAAAGAGTATTGCAAGAAAAACAATAGAGAGTATAAAGGCTTTGATTATGATAAAGATTGGGCAAAAAAATACAATGCTGAAATAATAAGTGACTGGAATTTGATCCCAATAGAAGAATTATCCGTATTATTCATTGACCATTCTCCTGGGGAAAGAAGAGTTGATGACATTATCAGGTGGGCGAATGATGCTAAAATAATTGTGGCACATGACACAGAACCAGCAGCCGATCATGGCTACAAAATGAGTAAGGCGTGGATATATTTTAAATATGTTAAGCATTACGAAACGAATGGAGCGTGGGCAACAATGGCTAGCAACTTTTTTCCATTATCTTAAATTATATCAAATGAAAAAGCTAATTATAATTTCAATTCCTTTCTTTTTTTCATGTGCTAAAAAAGAGGAAGTGAAACCTATTGATGAACAATCAATTCAAATAGTTAATTCTAGTAATTACTACACATTCAAAATAGAAGCAACTAATAACAGCAAGCCGATTAGGTACATTATATCCAAGGCTGATACGTCAATCAAAAGAGGAAACCGAGT